AATTAGACATAATAATAAAACCATAGGTGGCAATGGCAAATATCAAGGTGGAGTAGGTATGGACACATTCGGTCATGCAGACTCCGGTTCAGCCGCCCGATTTTTCTATTGTGCAAAGGCTTCAAAAGCTGAACGGAATAGAGGGTGTGAGGGGTTACCTGTAAAAACAGCGACAGAATTAACGGGAAGAAAAGAAGGTAGTAAGGGGTTGTCGGGTAGCGAAGAACACGGAAATTCAACAAATCCTTACGCTAATGGCGGCAGTGTTTTACCTAGAGCAAATTACCATCCCACCGTCAAACCTATCGCCCTAATGGAATACCTTGTCAAATTAGTTTCAAGAGAAGGGCAGACGGTTCTTGACCCCTTTGCTGGTTCGGGAACAACGGGAATTGCCTGTAAGAATTTAAACCGCAACGCAATCTTGATTGAACGTGAAGCGGAATATGTTGAAATAGCAAAAGCAAGAATAGATTATGTAAAGAATCAGATGAAAAGTAGTAAAAATACAGTAAATATATTTTTTAGAAAGGAGGATGAATTATAAGATGTTAGCAACAAAAAGTGAAAAGAGAACTAAAATTGTTCAGAGAATTATGGAGCAGTTGAAAACACCAGAGGTATTCAAAACAGCACCATATAAAACACAGATGGAGGATAAAATCAAGACAGCACAATATCCATATTTGTTGACTGAAATATCAAAAATTTATGAGGATTATAATAAACTCAAACCAGAGACCGCTAAACATAGAGCAAAAGAAAATTTATTGTGGGAAGGCAATGTATGCACCACAATAAACAATTCATTGTTCTTTGGTACGTCACACAGACCTGATTTTGTTTTTCATTATGATGACAATTTGAAGATTGCTGTTGAAATCAAAAGGGGTGAAAATGGAAATGCTATAAGGGACGGCTTTGGTCAAGCCGTGGTATATACTGCTTGTGGGTATGATTTTGTTGTTCTTTTATTCATAGATACATCAAAAGAGGGTAAGATACTGAAATCATTGAATAATGTTGAAGAGCAGACCTTTATCCAGAAATTATGGGAAAATAATAATGTCTGGTTTGATGTGGTATAATGGAAAATAGTGTCAGAAGAAAACTTAATCTACTAGACAATATGATTGGCGAGTGTTTTATGTGTACATTATGTCAAAATGGTAGAACCAAGCCCTATTGGACGGAAGATTCAAATTATGTAATTATAGGTGAAGCACCTGGCAGAGATGAAGTTGAAAATAATGAACCGTTTGTAGGGAAGGCTGGCTCTATTCTATGGAAACTTATGGAGAAACATGGATTCCAGAAGGAACAATTTCTTATCATCAACAGTGTTAATTGTCGCCCAATGGATGGAAAAAAGAATGGCAAGCCAACACCCGAACAGATGACCTTATGTAAAAAATGGCTAAATATGTATCTGAAAGTATTGATGCCATTGAGGGGTATGATGTTAGGTAGTTATGCACAGCAGACCATTACAAACGAATCTTCAAATAGTGTAGTTTTATCCAATAGCGCTGTGGTGATGATGAGAACAGAAAGTCTCACAGTACCTTTCATACCAATGATTAGGTCAGTACATCCTGCGTATTCTATATACAGTCCGAAAGGTGAGGAACTACTAGAGGAATCTATATTGAAATTTAAGTTGTTTAGAGGTATTGATGAGTAATATTGAGGAATATATCAACAGGAATCAGGCTATACTTGACTTGTGGAAGGATAGATTTGAATGTCTTATTGACTGGCAGATACGATTTGTCTATGATGGAGAGCACTGGTCACATACAAAATATAGTAAAGCACAAAGAATGGCAGCCGTATATCCATGTGATGTTGATGTAGAAGAAGATTATCTGATTCACGAAATTATAAAGTTGGCATTTATTGAATGTGATGACGAAATGAATAAAAAGTTGAATCTCATATCCAATTTAGTGGCTATAGTAAAAAGAGAATGGTAAATACCACATCGTCCGTTGACCTTTTAGGCGAGATGTGGTATTATATTGCGTATGGAGTGTGAAAATGTTTCGTAATGTTTACTATGATACAAGAAAATCAATAATTCATTTATGGGAACAAGTCAAAGGACATGATAACCATGAGGAAATCCAATGGGTGCCCTATCTGTATATCGAAGATGAAGATGGTGACATAAAGTCTATTGAAGGTAATTCAGTATCTAAAAAGACTTTTAAGAACTATAATGAATTTTATCTATATCAGAAAGAACATCCAAATGCCAAAGAAAATAATCTGAAACCAGAAATACAGTTTCTAGCCGAGAGATATCACGGTATAGCTGATGATGAAATTGAAAATCCGAAATTGAAGATATACTCCATTGATATTGAAGTGCATATGGATGATGTATTTCCAAAGGCATCAGAGGCAAAAGAGCCAGTGGTACTTATATCGGTATATAATTCGATTGATAGAACAACTATGTCATTTGGATTGAAAGAATATACTGGAAAATATAAAGGAGAGCCGTGGTTTACATATGTTCATTGTAAAAATGAGGAGGCACTATTACAGCAATTTTTCTTATATTTGAAAAGAAACCCATGTGATGTTATTACTGGCTGGAATGTTCAATCATTTGACTTACAATACCTTATCAATCGTTGTATACGTTTATTTGGTGAAAATAATTCAGTCAGCAGTCATTTTTCACCAATAGGGATAGTGAGAACTTGGTTGTCAAAGGATACTGGTGAGTTCAATGTGGACTTGGCCGGTGTGACCGTTCTTGATTATCTGGATATTTACAAATGGTATGCTCCGACAAAACTTGAACGATATACCCTTGAATATGTCTCTAATTATGAGTTAGAGAAGGGTAAAGTTGACTATTCAGCATATAATGATTTGAGAACATTGTATTATGAGAACTGGAATCTGTATGTAGAGTATAATTCTGTTGACGCCTATCGGGTTGGTCAGTTGGAAGAAAAACTTGGATATATCAAGATGGTACAGAACTTGTCATTATTATGTAAGACACCAATGAAATTCTATCATACACAGACAGCCCTTATTGAAGGTATTCTTATCACACATTATCGCCGGAATGGGCTGTGTGCGCCTACGTTCTATGGTGGTGTACAAGAGGGTTATCCAGCGGCATATGTCAAAGAACCGCAGAAAGGACTATATAATTGGGTTATTGACTTGGATATTGTCAGTTCATATCCAACAGCCATCATAACATTGAATATGTCAAATGAGACATACTATGGGCGTATTACAGGCATTACGGAAGATGTAATGTTGACTCATATGAAAAATAAAGCATTACCAGAATTTGATATGTTGAAGGATACTGGTAGGGTTCATTTCAGTGGCAAAAAATTGGAAATATTCAATAAAGCACTTGGACAAAAATTACTCTGTGTAGCTCCTTGTGGCTCTGTATTTGCAACAACAACGCCTGGGATTATAGCAACCGTAGAAAAACAGATTTTCTATAAGAGGGTTGAAGTCAAGAAGAAAATGATAAAACTGAAACAGAAAGTGTCAGAGTTGAAGGGCAAAGACTTAGAGAGGACTAAAGAAAAAATAGCCAGATATAATGGATTACAGAATGCTTTGAAGATTATTCTCAATTCGATGTATGGTATTCTGGCTGTACCATTTTCAAGATATTTCAATACAAACATCGCTGAAGCAATCGTATCCTGTGGTAGACAGACTATCAAGGCATCAGAGAAATATGTCAATGTGTTGTTGAATAAACCAAATAAGGCTATAGTAGATATTCTTCATAATATCAATTCTGCGCCATTGAGAAAAGATACCAATGAACAAGATTTTGTTTTGTATGGAGACACTGATTCACTCTTTATAGCCATTGGTAAATTGTTCGATTACTATCTCACATGTGAATGGAGAAAATTATCAGATGATGAGATTATGAAATATATCCTTGATATTGCTCAGATTATAGAGGAATATGTGAATGACAAGGCGTACAGGGAGATGCAGAGGATTGTCTATAATTCCAATGAAACTGACTTTCGTATAAAGTTCAAACAGGAGATTGTTGCTAAATCTATATTGTTTGTGAAGAAGAAGAAGTATTCAGCATGGCATGTCAATGAAGAAGGAGTGGCAGTTGATAAAATAAAAACAACTGGTCTTGAGATTGTCAGGTCTGATACACCAGAGATTGTGCGTCCAATGTTGAAAGATATTATGAATATGATATTGAAAGGTGTGGGTGATAAGGATTTATCATCTGCTATAGACAAGTACAAAAAAGAGTTGCAGGGACAACCACCAGAAGCAATATCATCCAATGTTGGTATACATGACACAAAGAAGTATATAGGAAGTGATAATTCATGTGCTAAAGGAACACCAATGCATGTGAAGGGTGTTGCTAACTATAGGAAATTATTGAAGTTATTGAAGCTGGAGAATAAATATGAGGATATAGTTGAGGGTTCTAAAGCAAAGGTGTTGTATGTCAAAAAGAACCAATTCGGATTTGATTCGTTGGCTTTCTTACGCTGGCCTACTGAATTTGATAAAGTATTACAGGTGGATTATCAAAAACAAATAGAAAAAACATTTTTGAATAAATGTGAAATGCTGTTAGAAGTATTGGATAAAGTGGACTTATTGAGTTCAAAACAAAAAGAAAGTTTGGGGTTATTTTTCTAATGAAAGTAAGGTTTAATGATAATTTGAGAAGGGAGGCTGAAGAATATGTTTTTCGCAGTCGTGTTCATGGGCGTATGAGGTATATTATACCTCATTATAGCGTCTATGATGGTGAAAACACGGTAGGATACGGTTATTTGGAATATAGGACAGAGGAAGTTCTAACATATGAATTTGATGTGGTAGATGACCCGAATGATGATAGATTCTTTATTTGTACATATCCATATGAAGGATTAGTGATATTCAAAGGTCATGTGGAATTGATACATGAATATACACATCAAGGACAGAATGACATTATAGAAGAATGGTCAAGACATGTAG